TTACTTCTATAATCAGAAAGATTATTGAAAAATGCTTGTCCTGTACTTGTGGTTATAGTACCACAAGCAGTAGAGCCACTAATTAAAACAAAATGGTTAACAGTACCTGTATTATCGGTGTCTCTTGTTTTCATTGCATTACGTGTATTTCCTGCAAATTCAATACAAAAATTACCATCACTTGTTCCACCATTTGTGACAGAAGTTCCTAGTGTAAGTCTTTCAGACATAACTTGAACTACACCTGTACTATGAACTCGTAAACGTTCTGATCCAGCAGAAAAAAGTCTCATACTGTCATCAGAATGGGCATAAACTAATCTTCCTTGACCATTGCCACTTGTATCGCTGAAATGTATTTGTGCAAGTCCAGATGTACCAGTTTTTATGTTCATACCTCCATCAGAGGAAGTATCCATAATTACTAAGTTTTGTGAGCCATTTATAGATTCACCAGCTGGATCATTGGTTCCAATCCCTAAATTCCCAGACGAATCTACAGTTGCTCTAAGAACTCCACCCGTATTTATATTGACAGTATCAGATGCAAAATTTATTCCTGTATTACTATCCGTTCCCTGTAATGCTGGTGCGGAAGCTGATCCATCAACTCCAGAAATACCAGTAGTGCCGTTAATGTTTAAAGCCATAATTAAAGAATAACAAATAAACTGCCAGAAGGCACAGTAACAGTAACCCCACTATTTATAACAGGGCTAACAGTATGTGCATTTTTTCCTGATGTTATCGTATAGTTTGTTGTTACGTTAGTATCTGATTCAAAAAATACTTCATCAGTACCGCCTCCAGTAGCTCCAGCACCTCCTCCTATCGCACCCCAAGCACCATTGTTATAGCCTTCAAACTGATTTAATGTTGAGTTATGCCTAAACATACCAACAGCAGGGCTTCCGTCTCTCTGGGCTGTCGTACCAGTAGGTATTGTTAAGCTAGATGTATAGTTATGAGTTATCTTTCCAGTAAAAGTTCCTCCAGCTTGAGGCATTAATCCTAAATTTGTACTTGCAACCGCACCAATAGTGACATATCCATTATTTGCTGCATTTCTTATCTTTAAATTTCCATCAGAAGTATCAACGTGCCATTGGTACGCATAGTTAGTTGTCAACGCACCAGACTTACTATTATTAGACGCAATAGCCTGGAATAAATTATTTAGGTCAGTACGAACTGCACTACCTGTTCCGTTATCAATTATAAAATCATGTTCTGCCATTTCAAATAACTAACATTGTGTTTATTCTACCCTCCTTTACCAAATCCGACAGCCTGATAAGTGAAATTTCTATCAATCGAAGCATTTGATGAATTTTTGAAGTGAACAGTAAAACCCGTTCCAGAAATACTACTTACTTCAAAGTAATCTCCTGATGCCATATTCTGAGCATTGATACCAACAGAGGGTAAATTAGTATTTGCTCCAAGCAAAGAAGAAGTACCAACAAAAAATGGATTGGTAAACGTAACAGCCTTTGCTCCTGCTCCGCTTGCAATAACATTACCTTGTTCTGTTCTTCTCTGTAAAGATGCTGTATAACCTAACTGCGAAACTCTAATATCCTGTGCAGTATCGTTACTTGTAAGCTTTGCTCTAAATTGAAATCCTCTTCCTTTGTAAGTACCATTTGCAAAAGTCTGAAAACCAGAATAAGTAGGAGATCCAGATGGATTATCCTGTGTGACTCTTACTAACATTTCAGCATTAACTTCTGTTGCTGTTAACCCATCAAAATCAGTAATATCATCAATCAATCCTCTCGAATCAAATAAATCTGATGGATAAAATGCTTCTGATAAAAAATGACGTTTTAAATCTAAACTAAATACACCACCTAAATCTAAAGTATCTCCACCAGCAGTACCACCAAAATCATAAGTACCCTCTGGTACGATTCCACCAAAATCATCTAAAGATCCAACTAAATCAAAATCACTAATAGCATCAAATAATCCAGAACCAGCTAGGTTTATAGTTCCTGTCGCAGAATCAAAATCAATACTACTTCTTGTTCCTTGAAACTTAGGACTATCAGTATCTTCTCTTCTTGTCTGTGTAATAAGTGGAGCTTGATTATCAGGAAGATCAATTATTACGCTTGTCTCTCCAGCACAGAATCTACCACCATCATCTCTGAATTTTAAAATATATTCTCCTTCAAGATATGGAACTTCCGCAGAAGTTGTATTACCAGCTAACGCTTGAATTAAGTCGGTACTATTAGAAAATGTACCATTACCATTAGTCAGAGGAGAATGTCTGACATATACCCTACCTCCATGAGTAACATCTAAATCTGTAGATAAATTCCAACGTAATCTTACTAATTTTTCATTTATTGGTTCGGCAGATAGTCCAGTAACATTTGATGGTAATGCAGTTTTACCAACAGCATTAAAAGTTAGATCAGCAGAAGTCGCACTTGTCTGTAATGCAGCATTGTAACTGAATACTTGAAATTCATACGTTCCAATATCAGTATTAAATATCTCAAAGTCAGGAGAAGAAACTGTAGTAGAAACAAAATTACCATTATTAAATCTATAGTTAACCTGATATTGAGTAACACCGACAATAGGTTGCCAACTGACGATAAGTTTAGATACTGCCTGATTATTTATTTCAACAATCTTTTCTTCTGCCTGTAAAGCATTTGGTGGATCTTTCGGAAGATTCAGTATTGATACTGTTCTTGTCGGTAAAGTTGCACCATCTTCAATAAATGCGTATTTTTCATTTACATAAGATAAAGCAGTAATCGCATAATTTATTCCATCAGATTCTTCTACTGTTATTACTCTAAATTTCTGAGCTTGAACTGTATCATCTTGCAATAACCAAATTGTATTAGCATTTGGAGTCTGAGAAAAAGCAGAAGATACTGTAATAACTGCACCTGAGACACTTGATACTGACTTACTTTCAACAGTTCCATCAGGTAAGATTACAGATAAAGTTGGATTATTTGTTGTTGGTAAATCAGTTGCAGCAGAATCATCTACAGTTATCTGCGTAGTTGTGGCAGAACTAACTCTTCCTCCTCTTCTAAGACCAGAACGGACAGGGTCAGCTATTTCTATAACAGCACCAGGTCTTACAACAACACCAGAATCTATAGAAGTTGCAAATGCAACAACTTCACTTTCATTTTGTTCTGCAAATAAAATAGCTTTTGCTAATCTTCTAGCTTGACCTCTTGATGTACAAGCAAATCCTTTTACCTGTTTTATAATTACTCCTAACTTTGCTATTGCAGCAGCATCTTCATAAACTTCATAATCTATCTCCCTACTATCCATATTGAAATAAGAAACAGAAATTACAGTATTTCTTGTTTTTAATCCACTTCCTGAGTAACTAAATCCTTCGGGAGTTACATTGGCTAAATTAAATAAATAACTTGCATCTTTTGGACTGTCCTGTGCAAGAAGAATACTACCAGCAGACCATATCGGCATACATCTCATTACACCTGATAATTCATTTATCAAATCAAATGCTTCACTAGAAGATTGAATATTTACATTACAACTAAATCTAGCTTCTTGTCCTCCTAATCCATCTGATACCAATGTGTTTGCAAATTTACTTGCAGTAACAAAAGAGAATAAATCAAGAGAACTTTCTGCAATATGATTACCGAATCCATAACGTGTATCTAAAAGTAAATCTAATAACACCATCGCAGGACATGAACACCATTGAGCAGCACCCATTATCCCATTAAAAATGTAACCATCAGGATAAATTATTCGACCAGTAGCGGAATCAATACTCGGAGTACCAGAACTATTTGCACCTGCTCCTGGAATCCTTATTTTTATTCCTCTAATACGATATTTTCTGCTAGGTATAGATTGAAACTGCATTGAGTCCAATCGAAGAGAAGCATAAGCACTATTGGCATAAGTAGAAGAATCATCAATAATCTCTCCCAAACTTGTCCATTGAAATGCGTCTTGTAAACTTGAATCTGAACTATCGGCTGTAACTCTACTGACTCTGATATCAACAGGAAAAGCACCAGTAAGATTTATTCTGTAATCTCTCTGGTAAGCATCAGCAGTTCTACCTGTAATAGTGTCAGTAATAATATCAGTAAAACCACCAGAATTATATTGAACAGAAATTTTAAAAGAGATAGACGAACCAAGTAAATCTCCTTGATCTGTTGCTTTTTGAAGTTGAGGAACAGTAATAGTTATATTAGCTGCGTCAATATTTGAATTTGTAATCTGTCTAGTTACAGGAGTGGATGCGGTTACAGTTACTCCTACTGCTGTTATAGAAGAACTACTTTCGATACCTTCAACTTTTGTTTGGTTTGATGTACCAAATCTAGGATTGAAACCTACATCTTGAAAGTTAAAGTCAGTTGAAGCTGGAGATGCTGAAGTAGCTGTTGCTTTAAGAACAGGAGTATCGTTTAAAAATACATCTTTTAAAGCAGCATTATTATATGCAGTTGTTCCCTGTGTTAATCCTTCTTTTGAAGCAGAAGCAAAACCTTCAATCTCTCCTTCAGAAATAAGATCAAGGAAAGTGGCAAACTGTCTACTGTGTAAAGTGTCAGGAGTTCTTGTCGGTTGAGGTGGGGGTGGAGGACTACCTTTAGCACCTCTAATAATCTTAGGTTTATCCGTCATGCCTGTACCTGTTGAGTATCAACAGCACCACTTATAACAACTGATCCTGTAATTATCTCTCCATAAACTATTGGAACTGGAGTACCTGCCCTTGATGTATTTTGCGTACCAGAAAAACTAAATGATAATTGTGGATCTTGCTCTGACTTAAATTCTTTTGGTTTAGGTAAAGGAAATAACATATCGCTTACACCTGACATAACAAGAGAAGCTCCTAAATAAACCATGCTTTTGGCTAACATTCCAGCTTTTGCAAAACCAAAACCAGTTCCTATACCTGCTTGTAATGACAATCCACCACCTAAACTAGCTGGTATAAAAAAAGCACCTGCAATTAAAGCAGCACCTAATAATATTTTTCCTAATCCTCTACCAGCACCAGCTATTACAGGAACAATATGTATATCTTCCTGTCCTATAGGATGATGTATTTCTTCTTCATTAACAGCATAATTACCAACTTTTACCTGATAATATTGAGGATTCATATATTTCTCTATCTGCGGAAAATTATTAACAAGAAAACTTACTGCTTTTCCAAGACTATCTACCTGTATTTCAAATTCTTTATGCCCTACAAACTCTGCAAGTTCGCCATATAGCTTTAGCTTACGCAACATAACGATACCTCCCTCCTGTACATTTTAACAACCATTGAGAATAAGGCTCTCTACAAGATAGTCTATCGGTTAAATGATGTAAAACATCTCCATCTAAAAAAATAGCTACATGATTTAAACCAGTAGATCCAATAGACATTAATAAAGCATCTCCATTCATTAATTTTTCTTCTGGTCTTAACTGTCTAAATCCAGTTCTCCAAGCACAACTTTCAAATAATGGATTATCAACAAACTCTTCTGGTGTTATAGGTCTATCCCAATCTTTAAGTTCAATCCCCTTTTCTTCTTTATACCAATCTCTTGCTAAACTCCAACAATCAGTAACACCCCAAACCCAGGGTCTACCAAGTAAAGGTGGATTATATCCACAAGGTTCGCAATATCCCCATTGTTCTGTTTTTGGATTAACAATATGCCACGGAAGATTACTTTGTTCACAACTAATCTGATCTGCTTGACTAGCGGTTGGAGGTGTAGAAGGATGACTATGAATAATAGCTGTAATTTCTCCTAAATTACTACCCTTTACATAATCTTCTGGATCTAAAATAAAGCATTGATGTGCAGTCATTGATAAATTATGACAAGGAAAATATCTTTCTTTTCCTCTAATATTTAATAAAAGCCCAACACATTCTTTAGGATCTTGGTCTTTCGCATGAACAAGTGCCTCTTCTTTCCAATTCATGCTATAAACGTACCAATCGAAGGAAATTCAGTTCTGGTACATTGTCTTTTAGGAGCACGAATACCAGCAAGATCAAATACTGCTGCTAATTCAAATTGAACTACCTCTCTATTTTCTGATGATTTTCTATCAATCTTATATATTTCCTGTGGAAACTCTGCTGTAGGATCTGGTGTTCCAAGTGGATTTGTACTACCTGGAAAATTAACAGCGTCAATATATCTTGCTAGTGTTCTTATTCTTGTAACAGTAGCTCCCGTTAAATCATTTCCTGTTGTTACCTGATTAACATTTAACAAGATAGCTGTAATAGTTCCAAGAGCATTACTAATAGTCAAAGTAGGTCTGGGAAGTTGTCCTTTTTGAAAAGCAAAACCTTCTGCCTGTATTGGCATCTTTAAATATTGATTACCAGCCCAAATAATATCTCCGTTAGCATTTAAATTTGTTCCGTTATGGAATCTATAAGTCTGAGCAGAGCCATGCAAGGTTGCATCGGTTGTTAATGTAAATAATTCAATTATTGCTGAAGGATTGATCTTTTGTAGATCAGTAATAATAGGAGCAGTACTCATGGTTCAAATACTTCTCTAAATGTTGCCTGTATTGTAGCTCTATTGTTATAAGGTATAGATTTATTCCAAGTTTGGCAAACAAATTTTTGTGCAGCAGTTTGTCCAGGTGCTTCAAAATCAAAGCTGGCACTATCATTTGCACGGGCATCGAGGAAGGTTTCTATAGTATCTGCGTCTGTTTCTGATACGTTAAAAGTAAAATTATAAACTTTTGGATTCTGATGTTCAGCCAACCCAAATAATATTCTGTGTTCAAAACCATCAGCGAAAGAAATGGTACGAGTATTAGGTGCGGATCTTTTTTGTTGTCCGTATGTAGGTTTTATTGAAGGAAATGTAGCCATTATGTTAATAATCCTCCTGGTCTTTTCTGCTTAATTAATTCTGATTGTATAGCAACTGAAATCATACGACCAAGTTCTCTGCCATTCTCTTCATCTCCTTCAACAGAAGAACCAGAAGCATCTACGTTTACAACTACGTTTGTTGATCCTCCGAGTGCACTATTAGGAGATACCATTCCACTTACACCTGGAGTAAATAGTTCTGGGCCTTTTTCTCCAACAATGTAAGATTTTCCTGCTTTTGCTGGACCGCCACTAGCAAGTAACCCACCAAACAAATCACCAAATAAACCTAATCCCTTGGTTAAAGTTCCTCCTGCGTTACCGAAGAAAGCCATGTTAAATGCAGCGTCTATCATTTTGTTCAATACATTATTGAGTACATCATTTAGAGTTGACGTTCCACGGATTAATCCCTGTATTCCCTGTGCTAAATCTGTACTTATATTTTGAGTCAAACTCTTAAATGATTGTTCAATCATTCTTGCATTTTCTACTAACTGTTTAGCCTGATTGTTCTTTTCTACTAAAGCTCTTACACTTAATCCTTGTGTATCGAGAAGTTTTAGTTCTTCCTCGTTTAAGTTTTCAGTTATGGATTGTATTTGTCTTTGTATATCTGCTTCTTTTAAGCCTTCTTCAGTTACTAACTTTGCAAATTCTATTTCTTTTTCCATAGCTTTTACTTTTTTCTGAGCAGCAGTAACTCTTTTAATATCTATTTCAACTATGTTGTTTGCTGGATCAGGATTTAAACCATCACCACCAAAGAATTTTGACTGAGGATTTACTTGTTTTCCAAGACTAAATTTTCGTATTGCTTGTAACTCTGGATCTGATAAACCACCAAGACCTTCGGCTTGGAGAACTGACCTAGCCTTCATATCAGCAGGATTTATTTGTAAATCAGCAGCAGCTTTAAATATTCTATCTAGTTGACCTTGACTAAATAGTTCAAGCACCCCTTTAAAATCTTTAATAAATTGTTCTTCTTTACCTCCAAATATTACATCTCCCTTACCTTCTCCCAAAGATACCTTCATTCCTGGATCTAAAGTATCATTTACTATTTTTAAAAACTTAGTAAGTGGTCCAACTAATAGTAACTGTAGATTTATTGTTAGTTCTGCAAATGTTTTATCTAATTCTTTAGCAGCTTCTCCTGCTTCTCTTAATTTTTTAGCTCCTCCTTCTCCTAAAACTGTTGTTAATTCTTTAGATAATAAAGTGGCTAGTTTTTCTCTTTCTCCTAATGCTTGTAATACTTTTGCTCTGTTTTCCGCTTCTTTACTGCTAAATAAAGATTTTTGAGTTAATAGGTTAAATTGACCATCTAATGTTTCTATTGATTTTCCTAATTCTGTAATTGAGTTAGCGAAACTCGTTATGCCAGATACTACAGCCGTTCCGATTAAACCTCCTGCAAAACCTCCCATCTGACCGCCAAATGCACCACCAAGTCCACCGCCAAGTGCACCACCAGCAGCAGCTAATGGACCTTGACCAAATAACAGAGGAAACGCACCACTTATTGCAGCACTCTGTAATGCTGGTCCTCTGTTTGCTTGTAATAATCTACCTAAT